GAGAATCAAACATTACGTGCCGGACACGGAGAACGTAAGACACACGAAGATCATCATCCTGCTGTAAAAATGTGCAAAGGAAAATACTAAAATGGCTCTGAGACCAGAAAATGAAAAGGCCCTATCTGGCCTTGCCGCAAAACCCAATCAACGTGATCGTAATGATTACTTTGATGGTATCGATGGATCCAGTATCTCGAGAAAACACGCAGACTATGAAAATCAATTCTTAAAAGCGTCCGGTGTAAAGAATCCTGCTGCAGAAGACCGTGCCAACTATGGATCTGGTGGTCGCGTGGGTAATCAAGCTGCACCGGCAATGACTTTCCGGGGTCAGGGTAATCCTACTGCAGAACGAACAAAACAACCACCTGCAACTGCAAAAGATTCCAAAAATAACACTACCTTAGGTGGTGCCCAGCGTGAATATCCTGCTGATCCAGATCGTATTAATGCAGGCAACACAGGTGGCCGTAAAACAAGGACCTTTCTAAAATGAGCATCAGTTTCCAAGTAAATGGACGCACTGTTTTAGTAGCAGCCAATACTGCGAGCCAACAGGCCAACGTGTCAATTCGGAATGGCCAGATCGGTGATTTTATGGTTGATAATACCGGTCCTAATGTGGCTATTTTAAACTTTGGTTATGCTAACACTACTGCTGCTACAATTGCTACCACAGGAACACCTGGTAATGGTTGGGTAGTGCCAGTAGGCGAAACAAAATATATCAGCTTAAATCAAGGCCACGTATATAATCCTGCCAACACAGTTTATGTGGCTGGCATCACATCAGCAGGCACTGCTAATGTCTATATCACTCCAGTAGTGATCCAGCCTTAAAGGAAATAAAATGGCAACTAAAAAACACAGTCATCACGCAGCAATGAAGAAAGCAGCTCGGCATCACGAACAAGCAGCAATGCATCACGAAGAAGCACACAAGTGGATTCAAGAAGCTATTAAGTATCCTGGTGCATTACACGAAGAATTACACGTTAAAAAAGGTGAAAAGATTCCTGCTAAGAAATTGACAGCAGCAGCTAAGAAACCTGGTGTAGAAGGTCGTCGTGCTCGTTTAGCTGAAACACTACGTGGATTACACAAAGGTAAAAAATAATATGGCACGCAATCCAGAAAGTTATAATCCAGAAGATTCAGGTCGTCATAATGTCGATCAAGGTCCTCGTATGGGTAATACTGGCAATGCAGAAAAACGTCGTCGATTTGTAGAATCAAAGACCGATGGTGAAAAGCAAGCATTGGCAGATGAAGTGATACGTGCATTGCAGGCTCGTAATCCAGGTGATTATGTAGATCCACGTGTAGAACCATTGGATGCCAATCGTGGTCCTAAGCGTAATCCTACAGCGGATGGATCAAGACTAAGCGGTAAGTATCGCAGACCTATTACACGCGGATAAGGGTATCTGCGGTAATGCAGGGGCAGTCAGTCAGTCCTGTCCCCTGCAGTAGTATAGAAAAGGAATAGAAATGAAAAAAGAAACAACATCAAACAATCCCTGGACAGAAGATGTCTCTGCAGTCGAACCAGACTCTGTTACAGTGGCAAAAAAATCTGTAGCGAAACTTCAACCTCACGTGGAAACAGTTCAATTTGACATTGAAGGTCTGATGACAGACTTTCCCACTGCCAAAGAATTAGAACGTTTTGTCTATGATGAAACAGGTATAGTATTGAATCTAAAAGGTCGTGCTAATCGTTTGAAATATCAAGTGGCTATGGATGTGTTAAATGGTCTGGATATAGATCCCAAGTTCTTAGGTTCAGAAAACCCTTATGTAGATCGCACAGAAATGATTCCACAAGAGGATCTTAAACCTGTGCCTGCAAGAGATCCTGGATTGCCCAGTATGGATCAATTACAGAACTCATTCTACAGTCCTTTTATTCCGCATCCCAATGATGACTTCCGTGCTCAAGATAAAAAAGTTGGCTGTATCTTCCGCAAGTATAAGAATGGTATGGTCAGTTATGAAGTGATAGGACCCCTGGACACTGTGCCTGTAGGTGAAAAGATCGACAAGTATGGTAGAACACGTCCTGAATATATCAAGTGGATAGATCCACGCACAGGCGAACAGATAATGGTTCGACGTGATGGCACACTGACTCCAATGGGTCGTAATCTGCGTGGCATAATGCAGAAGTTTCGTGTGAATAACAGTTCAGCTTGGGAAGTTTGGATTGATCGTGAATTCGCAGAAATTGAAGGCGGCAGCTTAAAGAATCCTTGGGATGTAGATCCAGAATGAAGTTTCCCAAATCAACCAATCGAAAATTAGAACAGATTCGTTTACCATATGCATTAGATGCTTTAGAACCTGTGTTAAGCAAAGAAAATATGATCTATCATTTCCAACACTTGTATGGTGGTTATGTAGATCGTTTTAATAAAAATGAAGGCGATCGTAGCTTCAATGAAGCAGGTGCTTTCCTACACGCTATCTATTACAGTCAATTTACACCGCCTGCCGCTAATACTACACAGCCCGGACCGGTGTTTAAGGCCTTAATAGAACCTTATCGTCGATTATCTGTGTTAAAAGAAGAAATGTTAGAAGAAGCTATAAAGATAGAAGGATCAGGTTGGATTTATCTGAGTCGAACAGGTCAAATCAAAACTATACATAATCACGAGATTCGCGATGACATAGTGCTTTTAATTGACTGGTGGGAACACGCTTGGAATCCAGATTATCAATGGCGTAAAAAAGAATATTTTGATCGCATTTGGTCACTAATGGATTGGGATCATATTGATGCTCGATTGGCTACTTTATGATAGACCTGGACAGAGAAAATCCGCGTGATCAAATGATTGATACGGCACGTCAACATCGTGAACTTCAACGTGCCGAAGAAACACGCATAATGCAAAAGGTCAATGCTGCTCACCGTGTTGCTTTTAAACAAAAGTTTCCAGGTCAAATAGAACATATATTAAGACTAATTGCTGAACGCTTGCAACAGGGCCTACGCAAGGATCAACCAGATCCAATTACAGATGAATCAGTAGATCATCTTAGTCGGGCTTTATATAACCTATATCAAATACACAATGACCTATCGGATACTACAGGGCAATAATATTGATGTGCTCAAAACATTTCCCGATAATCACTTTGATTCAATAGTTACAGATCCATTTAATGGTTCTGGATCAACTGGTTGTGCAGCAATAGAATTGGATTATGATTATATAGGCATTGAATTAGATCCTGTCTATGTAAAAATATCTAATCAAAGAATAGCAGCGTGGTATGAACATACACACACTACTACCTTTAGTCGATTATTTGAATCTGTTGTATAGGATATGATCAATGATAGATCCTAATGTTCTTATGCGTCGTGCTGTTACTTGGGTATGTGATCAACACGATCTTAAACCTGAAAGTCTTGCTATGTTAGATCACGAAACACAGGATCGTTTCAGAGAATTAGCCATTGCTGTATCTGAGGATATGGTCTATAATCAATTACGCTATTTCAGACCATTTGAACATCAACGACAATTTTTCGATACCAAAAACAGTATGCGACGAGGTATTCTTGCTGCTAACCGAATTGGTAAAACAGTTTCTACCTGTTATGAAACTGCTATGCATTTAACAGGTCTGTATCCAGACTGGTGGACTGGACACAAATTCAATCATCCTATTACAGCAATGGTAGCTGGCGAAGGCTGGAGCCAGGTAGCAATGGTTTTACAAAATGAATTGTTAGGCACACAGGATGTCAAGATAACAGAACAATTAGGCACAGGTGCTATTCCTAAGTCGGCTATCATAACTGAAACTATGCGTAATGATGGTGCCAACTGTATGGGTGTAGAAATACGTCACACATCGGGTCAGAAAAGTTATCTGCTGTTTGCCAACTATACACAAGAAGTTCGACAGATGCAGGGTTTTAAATTAAACTTGGCTGTGTTTGATGAACAACCACCAGATGATTTCTTTAGTGAAATAGTAACACGAACTGCAACTACACAAGGTATTGTTATGTGTAGTTTTACACCGCTTAAAGGCCTCAATGGCTTGGTCAGTAAGTTTTGGAATCGAGAATCCGGATATGACTTTATACGTGTGGCCTGGTCCGATGTGCCAGAATATGATCCCTGGGGCGAACCTTTCCTATTGATGGAAACACGCAGACAATTAGAACGTGACTACTTGCCACACGAACGTGAAGCACGTATTGCAGGTAAGCCTGTAATGGGTAAAGGTGCTGTATTCCAATTGGCTGAATGGCCTTTATATCGCACAGCAGATTATAACTTTAAAGAAATGCCTAACATACAGCGTGTTATTGCATTAGACTTGGGTTTAGTAAATGATAGAACTGTGATCACATTAATGTATTGGGATCCTTATGAAAGCCGAGCTTATCTACATCGCCAGATCTGTGTGCAGGGCATTGAAGAAGCTGTGCCTACACAGTATATCAACCATTTATTAAGACCCGAAGTATTTGGCACACCTATAGTATTACCATCAGATGCTTCTACACCGGGTCGTTATACAATGAGTTCAACCAGCATAAGAGAACTGTTTGAAAACTATGAACTTAATGTATATGAAAAGGCCATAATGAATCCTCCCGACAGTCAAGGTCGTGTGACCAATCATAAAAGTTATGGCATAAACCAAATGCGTCAGATGTTGGAATTTTCTACTTTAATGGTCAATGAAAACTGTGTGGATTTTCTACGTGAAGCACAGAACTATTATGTAGATGAACAGGGTCGTTTTAGTGATCCTGATGACTGTATAGATTCTGCACGTTATGCCCTATTGGCCTGTTTACAGGGCATAGCAGAACCTTGGGACAACCGCACACGCAGACAGCGTATGTTGGCACAGCGTGATCGTTATGTAGCACCTCGTCAACCACATTCCGAGTGGAAGAAAACATTTAATCCAGGATAAAACAATGAGCAAAGGCAGCACAAGAAGACCACAACAGATACCCGCTAAACAATATGATGAAGCTTGGGATAGGATATTCAAACCTAAAAAGCCAACTGAACCTATACCTGCACCTAAGACTAAATAAGTCTATAAGGACAAGCCTCGAATGCTAAACATTAAAAACTCCGTTTTGATGCAACTGAATACCAACAATCCACAGTTGGCACGTTTCGTCAAACTAAAAGGCCAATTGGATACTAAGTGTGCCAGCTACCTACGCTACCTG